GCTCCGGCATGAAAGAAACTCTCGAGAAGTATCGAGAGGAAAAAGATAAGTCTGATAAACAAGCCGCCCGAAAAGCTGCGGCTGCGGCTTCAAATGTTAAACAGCCTTCTGAAAGACAACAAGCCTTTGGCACAAAAGCTAGGCAAGTAACTACTGTTGATCCTAATACGAAAACTACAACTACACCTACACCCATGACCGATAGACAAAGTCTTGCTGTATCGGCTGTTGAAGCACTTGGTCCTAAAGGTCCAGTTGACCTTGATCCTGCCTTTGATGAAGATGGTAATTTAGTAAATCAAGCAAGTTTACCCGACGAATTAGCAGGTGCTCCAGTCGGTGGACCTCTGACTCAAAGCGAATTTGAAAAAGTCATGGGTATTACTGACGTAGATCCTATTGGCAAAGGTAATATGTCCACTGGCCTTGGTCGTGGTATGAAAAAAGGTCTTTCAAGTTTAAGTGATTTTTTAAGTACGGTGTTTGGAAGACCTGTTGATTTAAAAATGACTGATCCTAATATGTCCCAAACAAAAAGGGATTTCCTAAGAAATACGGCATATGAAAAATATTTAGATCCTTTCGGTCAAGGTAAAGTTTTAACGACTATGAAAAACTATAACTTGACGGAAGCAGAACAAGCGGCATATGACGCGGCAGCAAAAGCGCAGGGTACAGATAAACCTATGCAAGTAATGACTGAGCAAGAATATGCTCAAGATTTAGCTGCTAGGGGTGGGGATATAGATCCTTCTAAATATGCGCCGAAAGCTAATACTATTCGATCAGGTTTAGGTATTGGAGATTTAACTCAATACGGTCCAGTTGAATCTAGGCCAAGGAATATTGGTAAAAT